CACATTAACGTTCGATCGTTAAATTCCATTATACCAGTTGACTCGTTATATGTGGTTCCTGTTCGCATGGTAAACACAAATCCCACATCGCCGTGAAACCACCAGGCAGCATTTGGATTGCTAGGGTCTGGTTGATTACCATCACCTATCGCTAAATCTTCTAATATATTACCAATTCCTAACCAGTATGGATCACCGCGAATATCAAGATCAATACTAGACAACGCTTTGCTTTGCATTTCAGTTAATATACTGGCAGTTAAGCTTCTCGACGGTTGTAGGTTAGCAGCATTAGAACTAGCGTTAGAATTCTGTTGAGGGCCGTCACTGCCTTGTGTAGTATTTTGATCGGTAGGTTCTTGATTAGCTCTAAAGCTAAGAGGTATAGGATTTGGATTAAAATACGCTGTTCCCACATCTTCTAAATATGAAATTTTTCTACCTAATGTTATTGGATTTAGCTGTACATTTTGGGCAGCATGTGGATTTGAATTGTCTGCTTTAATATTTGCGGCTGCGGTCTTCGCGATATTTACAACATTTTTTGCAGCTTTAGCCGCAGCAGCTGATGCTTCCGCTGCAATACCTTGGTTAACAGCAATTTGTTGAAACGGCACGTTTGGATTATTTTGTATTAAATTAGTTATTTGACTGGTATACTGGTTCAGCTGTTGATTTGCTGATTCAAGGGCTGCTGTTAGAGCAGAAGATGACCCGGATGCACCGATCGCCTTTTGTAGATTATTGACTGTGGTTTGCGCAGTTTGTTGATTCTGCTTTGCCGTTTGATATTCTTGTAATTTTTGGTTTGCTACACCGTCATTGTTATATTGTGGACCAACTGAATAATTAGCATACGTACTACTACCAAGCTGGCTCATAATGCCAGTCTGCTGTACCCAATTTATTTTTAGATCAAATTTTACAACATCAAGATTTTGTCCTGTATAGGTCCAAAAATAGTGCTTTACATATCTATGGCTTTGTGCGTATGCTTGCTGTCTAGCCGAAGTTTGTGCAGGTTGTCTAGCATTTGCTGCGTTCTTTTGGTCAATAACAGGTCTACCTGTAGCATATGGTATAAACGTATACGTTACCTTTCTTACGTAGTCATTAAGAGTTGTGTCAAAAACAGGCTGCATCATATTAGTATGTACTGTGATTAAATTTGCCATACCATTTAACCTTATTGATGCGCCGCCTGGCGCAGCAGCACTAGCTCCGGAATTATTAGTTGACGGCTCACCCGCTGTATACCGTTGGCCTGCATGTGTCATGCTCATAACAAAATTTAAAACAGTAACCATATCCATACCTCGACCAACTGAGATAGTTGGTCTATTGACTGATCCAGATGATACTGATATATCGCTATTACGTTGACTAGTCGTTGGAGATTGGTCAAATTGCCACGATCTCATCCATTTTGGAGTTTGAATTACATATTTTATTCGAGGCGACTTATCTTCATAAAGATTAGCGTTTTGTGCTGTCATAACCAATGCTAACTGATCAAAGAATGCTCCAACTGTTGTTACAGGTCCAATGTTAACTGCACTGGCAACCACAGACACATGGTCGGCATGGCCGTACATATTGTGAGGCAGCATTGTTATTTTGTAAGTGGTGCCTGATTCGGTAGTGTCTGATTCAATATCTTTAAGTGAGACCATCCATACTTTGTAAAGATTACTTTGTAACGTTGGTGTTGCAATTGACCCGTCTTCGTTATATCCTGTAAACCATACCTCAATAAAGAATGAACTGGTTGAGAAATAATTCTTTATTCCTATACCTAGAGATGCGTTCCACAAATTATCCATCAGTGTGAATCCGTACGGTTCAACAACAGTCATTCTGCATTGTATATCTTGCGTTGTTGTTGTTTTGTCGTTACCTGGCACAAGATTTTCTATAGTAAATTCTGTAATATTATAAAGTGCGGTAGTACCACTCTCTGCTATAACAATTTTTGGTACACCATTTGCAAAATTTGCAGGACCAGATTGTTGTACAGCAGCAGCATCTGCTTCGGTGGTTATACTAAATCTTATGTGATAAGTATAATTTGCATAGCTATCTAAAGAATTTGGCATAAAATTGAATTTACCGTTGGCTGCCCCTGGTGCGTTAGTAAACGATGTTAGTGCAGCAGCTCCAGTCTGATTAGCAATTTGCTGACCTAAATTTTGTATAGCAGCTTGAGCCCCTTGTTGATTAAACAAACTACTAGAAGGTATAGTTAAGCTTCCTATCGCAGTATCGACGGCAGGAGAAGGCGTCAATCCAGATGTAGCTTGGCTAGCTGCGCCTGTTTGTCCTGGTTCCATTTTTATGAGCCTACACTGGGTAAAATTGATTGCGATGGCAGATATATGTTAATTCCGGCTATTAAATCATATATTGGATCTTTGATTATATTTGGATTTCTAATGGCAAATACCCACCAGTATCCTGTTGTTCCGTAGGTATCGTAACTGAGTAGATCTGGTCGATGCTGATAGGTTAATGGCACTTGATATAAAGTGTCATTTGGCGTTGGCAAAATAGTCGCACTTGTATTCCAAAAATCTAAATATGGTAGAAAATTATATATCTGAGGTGTTGTGTAATACGGGCTTGTGCCATTATATGTAGACGCTGTCATACCCATGTTCCTTGCGCTAGCAATTCGCCGGTTCTAAACTTATCAAGGTTAAATGCTCTCAATCTCTGAGGTGTATTTTGCACCGTTATTTGTACTGAAATGCTAAAATGTGCAGGTAACCACGCATATCCCTGTGCTTGAGTTAGACTAGCTGCGTTTATGTTAGTAAATGAATTTGCTGAGGCACTTGGGTTACTGGCAGTTATCAATGTATTATTAGTGCCATTGGCCGTAAGTATTCCAACGTAATCTACATCTTTAGGTAAGGTAACAGAAAATTGTGTAACTATCACAGGTAATGCATTAAACATCCATTGCCCATAAGCATCAAATAATAAAACAGGTGGCGGAGTTCCTGCATTTGGGTCGCTACTACCAAAATTCATTTTAGTCACAGTACGAAGAAATTGAATACAAGCTAATGCATAAAGACCTTCGGTTTGATTTTGAACAGTGAAATCTCCTTCGACAGTTAATTTTAATGCAGGAGTTTTGCTATATGAATAAAAGTCTTGATTAGCATGGACAATTTCTAGCGCTGTATAGGTTACATCTTGCGCCCATGTTATGGTAGGTTGATACGGAAATACTATTCCATTGGTTAGATATAACGGGCTCATTAGGCCGCCACCAGACCCACCATTGCCTAATATTTGACGCATGGCGTTAGGTTTTGGCCGCAACCTAACACGTCTACCAGATGCATCGTTAATATTCTGCATCGCCGGCGGGGGATTAGGCAAGCCGCCTGCGTTAGATTGCGTAATTTGATTTCCAATTGTGTTTGTTACAGCGTTTATAACCGGAGCTGCTACTGTACCAACTGGTGTAGTGATCGATGTTATAGATGATGCATTACCTTGTCCTGCTGAACTTGCTGTTGCCGGCGGCGCAGCAGTTCCGCCCGGCGGCGGCGGTTGACCGCTAGCACCAGCTGCAGGGTTAGAAGGTGCTGCATCCTCAAATAACCCAGTAAAATTACCTAACACATCATATATTGGTATTTGTTGCGTACTTGCCATCAATATATCCTAAAAACTCATAACTATTTATGGCCTTAAATAAGCACTGACATAACAATGTTGTTTTTTGACTGCGGTGCCAAAAACCATTACAATAACAAGATATTTTTCATAAAAAGGACTATTATGGCCGTTTCCCCTCCAAGTAAAATCAAATATCTAACAAATAAAGACCTACTAGAGGAGATACATCGCAGCAAATCAACGTATTGTTCATACGTTGATCCATTGCATGCTAGATATGACTTTATTGTGTCTAATAAATCGCTTATAACTAAGAAACGTGTTGACGACGCACGCAAGAAAAAATTGACAGAGATGCAAGCAATTGAAAAAAAAGAAAATGTTAGTAAAGGCATTAAAGATTTTGAAAGCAAGATATCCATAACTGACATACCGGTTGACAGTATTGTTATTAGAGTAATGACTTACGATCATATACCAATCAATATCGAAAAAGAAGGTAAAGCTAAAACTGAAGGTGAGAAGCATATACGATGTAACTTTCCGCCATTTCAGCATTATATAATGCAAGAAGACGGCGAAATAATGTGCGTGTTAAAAAGTCATTGGAAGGGCGGTTTAGAAAATGGATACTTTTCTAAAGAGCATGGCAAAATGACCAAAAATCTTGCATTAATGTTTATGAAATTGGTTGATCGATACGGTCATCGAGGTAATTGGCGAGGATACACTTATATCGACGAAATGAAAAGCCAAGCCTTGCTACAGCTTAGCCAAGTTGGATTACAGTTCGACGAAAGTCGCAGTGAAAGTCCAAATCCTTTTGCATATTACACACAAACAATTACAAATAGTTTTATGAGAATACTTAATATAGAAAAAAAGAATCAAAATATTAGAGACGATATTCTTATTATGAATGGGGCAACTCCAAGCTGGACAAGAATGGTAGACAATGAAATTGCCCAGAAGAAAGAACCATAACACAGTTAATATTGTTACCTTAATTGATATACACTAAAATAAGAGCATAGCAATCTCAAGGGATAACATATGGCTCGAGATCCAGATTTTTCACATGTTGCCGTTTTCACAGATTTACACTACGGCATGCGGAACAACAGTAGAGAACACAACGACTCCTGCGAAAGATTCATTAAATTTATAATTGAGCAAGCAGAAGACCAAAATATTAAAACCTGTATATTTGGTGGAGATTTCCATCATGTTAGGTCAGCAATCAATATATCAACACTTAACTATTCGGTAAGTGGGTTGAAACTACTAAATGATTATTTTGATCATACGATATTCATATTAGGAAATCATGATCTGTTTTATCGAGACAAATATGAGATACACAGTCTACCATATATTACGCAATTTCCTAAAATCACAGTAGTTGATTCGATGCGAGAGATAGGCGATGTGGCATTTGTACCATGGCTAGTTGCGGATGATTGGCAACGTGTTCCAAAATTAAAAGCACCGTATATGTTTGGACATTTTGAATTGCCAAAGTTTAAAATGAACGCATCTATTGAAATGCCAGACCATGGATTATTGAATGCTACTCACTTTGTTAATCAGAAACAGGTATTTTCGGGACATTTTCATAAGCGACAAAATGTTGGAAAAATATGGTATATTGGTAATGCATTTCCCCATAACTTTGCTGATGCTTGGGATGATGATCGTGGAATGATGTTTTGGAAACCAGGTGAAAATCCAGAATTTAAAGCATGGCCAGATGCTCCAAAATATCGTACAATGACATTGAGCCAAATAGTATCTAATCCTACAAAATATATCGATGAACGAACCTTTGCTAAGATTACAATAGATATTGATACTAGTTACGAGGATGTAAACTTCATACGAGAATTATTAGAGCATGATTTAGGTGCCAGAGAAATACAAATGATAACCGCTAAAGTGAATGAGTTAGATACGCTCGACGAAGAGGATATTAATTTTGAAAGCGTTGATACTATTGTAATAAGCCATCTACAAAGTATCGAATCGACTGCAATGGATAAAAATGAACTTATACGCATTTATCAAGAGATCTGACAAATGTTAACCCTAAAAAATGTAACTATGCGTAACTTTCTCAGTATTGGAAATGTTACACAAACTGTTGAATTAGATAAAAACGGATTAACATTAGTTCTAGGTGAAAATTTAGATCTAGGCGGCAACGGCTCGAGAAACGGAGTTGGTAAAAGCTCGTTGCTTCAGGCTATATCGTATGGCCTGTATGGCCAAAGTTTAA